AGCGATTCAACGCTTGAGATGGCAGTAGGCGCGTATACTGTATTCGGTTTCGATGTCAGTCCGTCACGCAGGAACGGATCATTGGTCGCAGGACAACTTCTCCCAGATGGGCGGATTGGCATTGGAATCCTTGAGACTTACAGCTCTCAGGTTGCTATTGATGAGTTAAAAATGGCAGCAAGTATAAAAGCATGGTGTGACATCTATAAGCCACGCTTGGTCTGCTTTGACAAGTATGCTACGCAGACTATTGCAGATCGCTTAGCCAATGCTGGGGTAATTACCGAGGATGTCTCAGGGCAGCAGTTCTACAAAGCCTGCGGTGATCTCCTAGAAGGCTTAGTTAATCATCGAGTAGTTCACAATGGACAGGCTGAGTTTATTCAGCAGATGAACAACTGTGCAGCTAAGGTCAATGACAGCGCATGGAGAATCATAAAGCGCAAGTCAGCAGGTGACATCTCAGCACCTATTGGGATCGCCATGGCAGTAAGCAAGTTAATGATCCCTCAACCTAAGCCTCAAATATATACTTAGACACACCCATATCACATTGTCTAATTGCTTGACAACTGCTACCATTTATGTCTATGGGTAAAATCTTGCAGTCATTAGGGCTTGAGTCTAAGCCACAATTACAAGCTCAAGCAGCACCTCAAGTGCTCGGTGAGTATTCACCTTATGCGATGCCTTTCCAATTTGCATATGTTGGCCGCACAGAAGCAATGTCTGTACCAGCGTTAGCACGATGCCGCAATTTACTCGCTGGCACAATCGGTGCAATCCCTTTAGAGCTTTATAGAAAATCTACTAATGAAGAGCTTGGCTCACCTGCATGGTTAGAGCAACCTTCATATTCACAGCCACGATCCGTAACTATTGCGTGGACTGTCGATTCACTTTTGTTTTATGGTCAAGCATTCTGGCAAGTAGTCGAAACTTATCAAGAGGATGGCCGTCCATCTCGCTTTGAGTGGATCGCTAACCATCGAGTGACTGCAACACTAGATAGCACTAACACATTCGTTAAATCTTATGCAGTCGATGGCACTACATTACCAATGGACGGCTTGGGTTCTCTCGTTACATTCCAATCGCTAAGCGATGGCATTCTTAACACAGGTACTTCAACAATTCGCGCAGCGATTGATGTCCAGAAGGCAGCAGCGATAGCAGCAGCAACTCCAATGGCAACAGGTTACATCAAGAACACAGGAGCAGATCTAGATCCTAAAGAGGTTCAGGGTTTGCTTGCTTCATGGAAGAATGCTCGCACTAATCGCGCTACTGCATACCTGACATCTACTTTAGAATATAACCCAGTTTCATTCTCTCCAAAAGATATGATGTACGGGGAAGCAATTTTCAATCTTGCTACCGAATGCGCCAGATTGTGCAATGTACCTGCTTACTATGTCTCAGCAGATCAGAATAACTCTATGACTTATGCCAATGTGCAAGATGAGCGCAAGCAATTCTTAACCATGTCTCTACAGCCATTCATTACTGCGATTGAAGATCGCCTGTCTATGGATGACATTACAGCTCGTGGCAATGTAGTGAAGTTTGATATCGATAAGAACTTCCTGCGTACTGACCCAATGCAAGAACTAGCAGTAATCGAAAAACTTCTATCCCTAAACCTAATTACTCAGGAGCAGGCGATGGAGATGACTGATCTAACACCTAATGGAAGTCAAGGTATGGAATGAACCAAGTAATCACCTTCTCAGCTGAACTCACAGCAGATTCAGCAAGTCGCACAGTCTCAGGCAAGATTGTGCCTCTCAATGTCGAAGCAGGATCTACCAATATGGGCAAAGTAATCTTTGCTTCTGGATCTATCGATATCGCAGATGTCAAAGCCATTAAATTGCTAAGTCAGCACGATGCAAAAAAGCCTTTGGGTCGCATGGTCTCCTTCAGCGAGTCAGAGAATTCTATCGATGCTGTATTTTCTATCAGTCGCTCTCAGCGCGGTACTGAAGCTCTTATCCTTGCTGAAGAAGGATTACAGAGCGGTTTATCAATCGGGGCAGAAGTCCTGAAGTCAAAGATCAAGGATGGCGTGACTTATGTATCCGCTGCTCGCTTGGTCGAAGTAAGTTTAGTAACCGAGCCAGCATTTAAGTCTGCTCAGGTTACTGATATTGCAGCAGAAGAATCTGCTGTAGAAGAAACAATCCAACCAACAGAAAGCGAGACAGCCGTGGAAAACACCACACCAGCAGTCGAAGCAACACCAGTTGAGGCTCCAGCGGTTGAAGCTGCTCGTCCAACTGTTTCAGCAGCATACTTCACAAAGCCACGCATTGAAGTAACAGCAGCTAAGTATGCAGAGAACACAATCCGTGCAGCACTAGGAGATGAGTCAGCTCGTCAATACATCCTTGCAGCAGATGACACAACAGACAACGCAGGCCTTGTGCCAACTCGTCAGTTGGATTCGATCATCAACCCACTATCAACAACAATTCGTCCTTCAATCGATGCAATCTCTCGTGGAGTATTGCCAGATGCAGGTATGACTTTCGAGATTCCAAAGATCACAGCAGTTCCAACTGTTGCAGATGTAGCAGAAGGTAACGCGTTCTCAGATACAGATCAGAATGCAGCATTCCTATCAGTATCAGTTAAGAAGTACGCTGGACAACAGACATTCTCTGTTGAATTGCTAGATCGTACATCTCCAGCATTCTTTGATGAGCTGGTACGCAACATGGCAGCAGCTTACGCAAAGGCAACAAACGCAGCCGTAAATGCAGCACTTATCTCAGGTGCATCACTAGATGCAACAACAGTAGCGGCATACCCAACAGCCGCAGAATTGCTAGGCATTGTTGCTCGCGGTTCAGCTTCTGTCTATGGCGCAACAGCAGGACTACCTAACCCATTCGCTCGCAACATGGTCGTATCAACAGGACAATGGTCTAACATCATGTCTCTTAACGATGCAGGCCGTCCAATCTACACAGCTTCACAGCCAATGAACGCAGGCGGTGTAGTTACTCCAACATCACTAACAGGTAATGTTGCAGGACTTAACCTCTATGTAGATCCAACAAACGCAGGCGATGGCGATGGAACAATCCTCATCGTAAACCCAGATGCATACACATGGTACGAGTCACCAACATACCGCTTGCGTGCAGAATCAACAGCAGCAGGTCAAGTAACTATCGGTTACTACGGCTTCGGAGCAATCGCTACTAAGGTTGCTGCTGGCGCATTCAAGAACAACAAGGCGTAAGCCCACTAAGTACGCTCTAGGGGGTCAGTAGCCCTCTGACCCTCTAGAGTCTTTAGAAAGGACAAGGCATGGCACTTACAACAGTTGCAGAGCTCCGTAGCACTCTCGGAGTCGGTACGCTGTACCCAGATGCCACCTTGCAGGAAGTCTGCGATGCTACAGATGCAGTCCTACTTCCTATGCTTTGGAAGAATGTTGAGTTTGCTATTGCCAAGAAAAACGAAGGCACAGTTGGAACTCTATACTTTGAGCAGAATGTAGAAAATATTTATTATGTCGGGCAAAGCCTAAACATCGCTAATGCTGGACAACATTTTAACGGCAACAAGACGATCACGGCAGTTAGTGGCAAGTCAATCAATGTCACAACATCACATTTAACAAGCACTCCAGAACAGCCTCTCAATCCTTATGCAACAGTAGCCGATGGCGAAACGATTGACTGGGCAGAAGATAAAGCAGTACAGCAAGCAGCTTTAATGATATCTGTTGAGATCTGGCAAGCGCGTACAGCCACCCTTTCAGGCAGTAACGCTGTCGATTTCCAGCCAAGCCCTTACCGAATGAGCGCACAGCTTCTCGCTAAGGTGCGAGGATTGATCGCACATGCACTAGACCCACGCTCGATGGTGGGATAATGCCAGTTGCTATCACTACTCTCAGGACTACATTAGCGACTGCTCTAGTCGATAACGCTAAGTGGCAAACCTTTGCCTTTCCACCTGCAACAGTCCTTGCTAACTCTGTGATCGTGTCTCCAGATGATCCTTATTTAACACCTAGCAATAACCAGCACATCACAATCAGCCCTATGGCTAACTTTAAGATCGTAATGACTGTGCCTTTGTTCGACAATGAGGGAAACCTTAACGGCATTGAAGATACTGTCTGCAGCGTGTTCGCTAAGCTCGCAGCATCTTCTCTGGTCTATAATGTAAGCGCAATAAGCGCACCAAGTATTCTCAACGCTGCATCGGGAGACCTTCTCAGCTGCGAGATGTCCGTCAATATCCTAACGAGTTGGAGCTAAACATGTCCGAGTGGGAACAAGAAAACGCTGACTTCCTGAAGAAAATCGGGCAAGTAAGCACACCAGCACCTAAGCCAGCACCTACCAAGAAAGACGAGGAATAATCTCATGGCTGTATTTCTAAATAACAAAGTCGGTGTGAAGATTAATACCGTTGATCTTTCCGACCATGTAACAAGCATTACACTAAACCGCACATTTGATGAGCTAGAAGTTACTGCAATGGGCGATTCTTCACACAAGTTCGTTAAGGGCTTAGAAGCATCGACTGTAACAATCGACTTCCTAAACGACACAGCATCAGCAAATGTTCTTGCAACACTACAGGCTGCATGGGGAACCACAGTTACATGTGTATTCCTACAGGAAAAGGGAACAGCAGTATCTGCTACTAACCCTCTTTACACAGTCTCATTGCTAGTAAACAACACTACAGACATCAATGGTGCTGTAGGCGATATGTCTACTCAGTCAATCACATTTACTGCTAACTCAACAGTAGCAGTAGCCACTACTGGCACATTCTAAGAAACTAAACAAAGGGGCAAACCATGGCAAAACTAAAGATAGTTCGAACAGATGGAAGCGTACTCGAAGGCGAGATTACCCCAGCGGTAGAATACTCGTTTGAACAGTACGCTAAAAAGGGTTTCCATAAGGCGTTTCGCGATGAAGAAAAACAGAGCGATGTCTATTGGTTAGCATGGGAAGTAACACGCAGGTCAGGTGAAACTGTTAAGCCTTTCGGTATGGATTTCATCGAGACACTTAAAAGTGTTGAGGTGCTTGATTCAGACCCTTTAGCTTAAAGCGCGATCTTCCGTTCACCTATCTAATCGCTCGGTTGAGCATTAGGTTGGGAATCGCGCCACAGCAGTTGTTGGATCTAGATAAGACCATGCTCGATGCATTAGTGCAGGGGCTCAAGGATGAAGCGAAAGAGGTGAGCGATGCCAGCAAGCGTAAAGGGCGCGGTCGCTCTTAGAAAGTCTCTACGCGCTTTTGCTCCTGATCTTGCTAAAGAAACTCAAAAGGAAGTCGCTGGAGCTCTTAAGCCTATTACTAAAACCGCTAAGGGTTACTTTCCTGATGATGGTCAAGTACTCAGCGGATGGCTTGCCAGAGAAAACTCTCAGGCTCGATTCCCTAGTTACAATGCTCGACTTGTCAAGGCTGGGGTTGGCTATAAAACTTCACCATCAAAGCCTAATCGCAGAGGTTTTAGATCTTTGGCTAGAGTCTTTAACAAAACTGCTGCTGGTGCAATCTATGAAACTATGGGGCGTAAGACTCCTAGCAGTCGCTTTGTGCAAAATCAAAATAGTAAGTACGGATCATCTATGAAGGGTGAGGGCAAGATGCAAGGTCGAGCCTTATTCCGCGCCTATGAAGAAAACAATGGCAAGGCTAGAGATGCAGTCCTTAAGGCTATTCAAAGCGCAGCAAACAAACTTAACGCAAGAGCGAAGGTGTAACTCATGTCTAACATAGTCATTGATATTGCAGCGGAGTTCACAGGCAATAAAGCGTTTAAGCAAGCTGAATCAGCAACCGATAAATTAGGCAAGCAAGCCAAGAAACTTGCAGCAGCCTTTGGGCTTGGACTTAGTGCCACAGCCGTCCTTGCGTATGGTAAGGCTGCGGTTAAAGCAGCAGTAGCAGATGAAAAAGCGCAGAAGCAATTAGCTTTAGCTCTTAAAAATGTTGGACTCGGTAGAGATGCAGCAGCCTCAGAAGAATACATACAGCGCATTCAGAGCGAGTTCGGCATTGTCGATGATCTGCTTCGCCCTGCGTATCAGACTCTAGCGGTAGCCACACGGGATTCTGCGGAATCTCAAAGACTGCTTAATCTTGCTTTAGACATTAGTGCCTCAACTGGCAAAGATTTAGGATCAGTCACATCCGCATTGAGTCGTGCATACCTAGGGAATAACACATCACTCTCTAAACTTGGTGTAGGTATCTCCAAGGCCGATCTTAAGACTAAATCATTTTTAGAAGTTACAGAAGAACTTGCTAAAACTTTTGCTGGTGCAGCCACAGAATCAGCTAACAGCCTTGCAGGTCAGATGGCTAAACTCGAAGTAGCTTCTGCCAATGTCCAAGAGATTTTGGGTAAGGGCATTATTGATTCCCTTATCATTCTTAGTGGCAATACAACAGTAGATGAATTAGCAATGGACATGGAAACAGCTGCGACTAATGCAGCAGCGTTCCTCAAAACTGTTAGCGAAATCGTCAGATATCTTAATAAACCAATGATGGCTGTATCTGGAAGTATTGCAGACTTTGTTATAAAGACAGATCCGTTTGTCGATCTTATTATTGAGGGTGATCCTTCTGGCTTTATGAAAAAGAAAGTAACAGGACAAAGCGGTAGTGCTGCTCAAGGATTGACAGATCTTGCACGATTACAATTCCAGTATGCAAGCAAAACACTTACAACTAAAAAGAAAATTACACAGGAAGAAAACAAAACACTTAAAATTGCTCGCTCAAAGGCTGCCCTTGATAAGGCTGCTGTTGCCCTCAGCAAGGGTGAAGAAGTCTTTGACATGGAGAAGATCCAGAATGAAGCAGCTCTTAAGAATCAGGCTGAGCAACTAGGCAAGGCAACTAATGGTGCTCAGATTCTTCAGATTGCCAATGATACTGCTCGCCTAAATGTCAAGAAGTCAATCCTTGCATTAGAGGATGCTATGGCTACTAAGGACGAAGCAGCAATCAAAGCTGCAACCGCTAAACTCAATGCAGATCTTGGAATCCTTGGGGCTTTGACTGGACAGGATGCAAAACTTGTAACCATTAAATCAATTCTTGACAGTCTAAAGCCAAAGGATCTAATCAACTTAGATAACCTTAGAGAAGCATTGGCTTTGTTAAAGCAGATTGCTCTTGGTAGCGGTTCAACTGGCTCAACCTTAGCCGCTCCTTCAATGCCTAAGAGCCTGCAACCTAGACCAATGGGATCAGGCTATCTAACAGAACCTAGAGCCTTCACTAATGAAGAACTAAAATACTTTGAGGATGTCAGCCAGTATCAATTCGGTGGATCATTACCACCTGTTACTGGAAGTTCTGGCACATCTAGCAACACGATAATTGTAAACACAGGCATTGGGGATCCTAACGCTATTGCTGAAGCTATTGATCAGGTACTTACAGATGCAGTTCAGCGTGGCACTTTGAGAGGAACATTCGCAACCCAATGACATGGCTACCAGAATGGCGCGTAACAGTAGGGGATGATGTCTATACGACTGTCACCTCTGTTTCCTATGCAACTGGTCGATTAGACATTGACAGACAATGCACAGCAGGTTACTGCCAAGTACAGATCGTCAATACAAACAATGCACCCTTTACCATTAATGTCACAGAGCCAATCCTTCTAGAGCTGAAGAACTCATCTGGCACTTATGTCACAGTATTCGGTGGAGAAGTATCAGATTTTAATATCGGTGTCAGAAGCCCAGAGGAATCAGGCTTTATTACTACTGGCACTATTCTAGGCATTGGCTCACTTGCCAGACTTACTAAGGCTATCTATAACACAGCACTTGCAGAAGGTTTAGATGGCGCACAGATCGCAGAGATCCTAGGGGCTGCTCTCAACCTGACATGGGCAGAAGTCACACCTACTGTTACTTGGGATACCTATCCAGCCACACAGACATGGGCAGATGCCGAGTCCTACATTGGCAGTATTGACTCAGGCTTCTACACGATGATTGCTTTAGCTGCTAACGCTTCTGCTAAGTCTCAGACCCTTGCAGACCAGATCGCTACTAGCGCATTGGGTCAGCTCTACGAGGAAAAGGATGGCGATGTCTCCTATGACGATGCAGACCACAGATCTAACTATCTCGCAGCAAACGGCTTTACTAACCTTGACGGCTCATATGCAACACCAAGCTCTATCACTAGCACAACTCAGATTGCTCGCATCCGTAACAGCCTTATCTATCGATACGCCACAGGATACGCCAGCACCTACAGTACCTCTGATACCGACTCTATAGCCTCTTACGGCCTCTTTGAGCGTTCCTTTGACTCCAACATCAAGACCCTGACAGACATCACGGATATTGCCACCAGAGAGCTTAATCTGCGAAAGAATCCACGCGGCTCATTAGGTGCAATTACCTTCCGTCTAGATAATCCCGACATGCCAGATTCTATGCGTAATGATCTTATTGGGGTTTTCTTCGGTGAGCCTGTCTTGATTACTAACTTGCCTAGCAACTTACTCGATGGTCAGTTTGATGGCTTTGTGGAAAATGTCGCACTTCGGGCAACTCCTAGTTTTACAGAGATCACTCTTTATGTTTCAGCAACAGACTTCTCACTAAGCACGACACAATGGGAAACAGTATTGCCTGCATCACTAATCTGGACAGGCGTAAATGCTACACTTACTTATGCAAACGCGACAGGAGCACTAACCTAATATGGCAACAACTACCACAAACTACGGCTTCGATGTACCTACATCGAGTGATCTAGTAAAGAATGGTGCAACACAGATTGCCCTGCTAGGTCAGGACATTGATACATTCATGTTTGGAAGCCCTGCTCGAGCAGGTGGCAAAAACTTTGTAATTAACGGAAATCAAGAAATCTCACAAAGAGGCACTAGCTTTGCTGCTGTGGTTACGGATTACACAACTGATAGATGGCAAGCTCGCAATGGTGGAGTCGGTGTCTTTACTGTATCTCAAGAATCAGATGCTCCGACAGGTTTTGGTAAATCTGCTAAATGGTTATGCACTACTGCCGATGCTTCTTTAGCAGCAGGGGATTTTGCTATTTATCGTACAAAGTTTGAGGGTCAAGCCTTGCAGACTTTGCAAAAGGGAAGCGCAAGTGCATTGACTACAACTCTAAGTTTCTGGGTTAAATCAAACTTGACAGGTACTTATGTAGTGCGCCTATACGATACAGACAACACTCGTTCTATTTCTGCAAGTTACACCATTAGCGCATCTGCTACTTGGGAAAAGAAAACAGTAACTTTTGCTGGAGATACAACTGGAGCATTTACAGATGATAATGGGCAATCTATGGATTTAGAGTTCTGGCTTGGTGCTGGAAGCACTTACAATTCAGGAACATTACAGACTTCTTGGGCTTCTGTTACTAATGCTAATAGCGCAGTAGGTCAGACTAACTTAGCAGCAACTCTTAACAATTACTGGCAAGTCACAGGCATCCAATGGGAGATCGGATCTACTGCAACTCCATTTAGTCTTGCAGGTGGAACTATCCAAGGGGAATTAGCCGCTTGCCAGCGGTATTATTACCGCACTACTGTCCAAGCTGGCCAACATTTTGCCAACGGATTAGCGCAAGATACAATAACCGCAATTTATGTAATGCCATATCCAGTAACAATGAGAACTGCACCGACTGCCTTAGAACAATCAGGAACCGCGACAGATTATTCCGTAAGAACTGGGGTAACTAATACTACTTGTTCGGGTGTGCCATTATTCGGGAATGCTAGTACACAAAATGCTATTTTTAGTTTTACTGTTGCATCGGGTCTTGTTGCATCAAACGCACTCTTTGCACGACCTAATGTAAATGGTGCTTATTTAGGATGGAGTGCTGAACTATAATGAAATACGAATTTCTACACACGACAGATGAAGGCGTAAAGATCTATGCTCGCATTGATGAGGACGGATTAACTCGCGTTACTTGCACAGAAGATAATCCTGAGTATCAGGCTTGGTTAAATGAAGCCGAAACTAAGTAAGGCGGCTATTCAGCTACGCGAGCAATTCGATGACTCGTTCCCAGATCGTGACCGCACATCGGATGGCTGGATCGGTGATACCCGACACGCTGCTCGCAAGTCTGATCATAATCCAGATGAGCAGGGTTGGGTTCGCGCCATTGATGTGGACAAAGATCTGCACAAAAGCGGAAAGCCAGACATCATGGGAGATCTTGCTGATCAGCTTCGTACCTTATCCAAGGCAAAAGCAGACAAGCGTATTGCTTACATCATTTACGATGGACGAATCTGCTCGCACATCCTCAACTGGAAGTGGCGCAAGTACACAGGGGCTAACAAACACACTAAGCACATTCATGTTAGCTTTAAGAAAGAAGCTGATAATGACGGGGCTTTTTTTCAGATACCTATGTTAGGAGCAAGTAATGAATGAACTAAAGACCGCAGCAGGTTCATGGGCTAGAGCCTTCCTAGTAGCAGCAATCTCAATGTATGCAGCAGGAGTCACAGACCCTCAAGCACTCATCGCAGCCGGTATTGCTTCTATCATTCCACCTGTACTGCGTTACCTTTCACCTAATGATCCTTCTATGGGAATTAAGAAGTGACACAATCAGACTTCTTTACGCTCTACCTTGCCACCATCGCAGCACTAGGTGGATTATCTGGCTATGTAATTACTCATCTGTTGTCTGAGATCAAAAGACTCAACACGCGAGTCGATGAGATCTATAACATATTACTTGACAGGTAGCATAGTGCCATGGCAAGAAAAGCAACCAAGGCACTAGAGGAA